CAACATAGTTCAAGTCGCTCACCAGTGTGTTGATCCCAGTAGGTCCTGTAATCGCGTCAGAGCCCCCGATAATGAGTTCATTAGCGATTGCACTGCCAGCCTCTTGACCAGCCTCTAGAACGCTTCTCAGCGCGTCCTGTGACAGACCCATCGCGAGCAGTTGCTCAACTTGCTTGCTGAACTGTTTTGCCCCTGATGCCTGCTGATTGAGCTGAGCGAGGATTGTCGTTCCGGCTTCTTTGGCTGCGTCGGCTGCACCAGATACCGAGAACTCTCCTGTGACTGACTCTGAGACCGATTGCTTAAAATCGTCGTAGGCGGTTTTGGCTTCCTCAAGCTTTGTCTTTGCTGTGTCGAGTGCATCTGAAAACTGTTTTGATAGTTCTTCGCGCGCAGACTCAAGACTTTTTTTCATCTTGTCCACAGATCCGCCAGTTGTCTTCACTGTTTCGTTGGTCTCTATGAGTTTGCGATTGAACTCTCCTGCAGCGTCAGAGATTCGCATCTGTTGAGTAGCTGAGACTCCGAGCTCTTTGTTGTACGCGCCGAACACTTCTTCTGTTTTTACAAGGCTTGAAATACCGCTGATGATCTGTCCAAAGAATGCAAACGCGCGCGACGATGCGATGAGAAGTTCTTTGCCTACAAGCTTGATTCCCTCAGCAAGTTTTCCCCATGTTTTAGGGTTGGCATTTACCCAGACCGTGATGTCTGTCAGACCGTCGATCAATTTGGTGAAGTATGGAAGAACTTCGTTGCCGATGGTTTCTTGTAGTTCGCCGAGGGCGATTGAGACCTTTTTGAAAGACCCTTGAGCCGATTCAGCTGCAACCTTTGACGCGCCACCGAAAGTCCCGTTCAACGACTGCATGACCTCATTGACTGAAGCTCCGTCTTTGATTAGACCGAAGAGCTCAGGGGATAGTTGCTTTATCGCTTTGGTGTTTCCGCCGTAAGCCTTTGACACAGCATCAGCGACTTCTTGAACGCCCTTGCCTGTGGCAGCCGAGATATCGAGGACAGTCTGCAAAGCAAGTTGAGCTGTCTCAAGATCGCCAGTTCCTGTGACAAGGCTTGCCAGTGCCGGACGAAGTTCATCGTCTGCGACAGCTGCGCTCATTTGGAGAGTTGAGATGAAGTTTTCGTTGGCTTTGATCTGTCCGCTTGTGGCATCGGTTGAGGACTTGAGTTGGCGCGCAAGTTGTGCCTGTGAAGCTTGATCTGCTGCAGCTGCTTTTGCAGCTTGTACGAGTTCCACGCCGAGAGCTGTGACTGCAGCCGTTGCTGGAATCATGGCGCGCTTCATAATGAAAGATGCTTTTTCTGCGTTGGTGCTGAGGTTCTTAAACTCCGCGTAAGTTTTCTTTATTCCATCGCCTTGGAAATCGGTGATGATCGGGATGCGAATAGCCATTAGAGGTTGCTCCTACTTAATGCGATCGTGAGCTTGCGCTCGACTTCTTCTGTGATGTTCTTGATCGCTGCTTCAATGTTGTCAGCGTTGGCTTCTACTGCTGGGTACATCGAGCGAGAAGCCTTACCAAAGGTCTTGTCCATGTTCTCGATCAGAGTGTTGTTCCAGTCGTAACTGATGCCTTTTCGCTTCTGTGATGATGACGATTTACCACCACGACCAGCGATGTCAAACACGATTCCGGCAGGGTTTTTTTGTTGCACAAGAAACGCGCTAAGTGTTTCGTATTGCGCGCCTTTGTCCATATTGCGCTTCCGTGCGCGTCGAGTGTCAATCTTGACCGTGATAGATCGGTTCGCAATTGCTTTGTCCCAAGGGAAAATATGTCGCCATTTACGACCAAAGCCACGCATGACGGTCACGCCGATACCTGTTGGAAGATTGTTTCGCGCGTCCGAGATGGTCGGTTGCATAAGTGCGCGGTAGTCCTTGGTGATCTGTCGGCGTAGATCTGGGGCGAGTTTGTTCAGCGTCTTGAGATCTTCCTTGATCCCAAATACCTGAACGCCAGTTCTCGCCATGTTCTCACTTCCTGTTTCTTTCCTCTAACACAGTAGTGACAGTCAGTAGGTCGGCGGTGTCAAACTCTTCTTCGTAAAAGCGCGGAGCCCACGAAAGAGCAACCAGCAATTCTGCTAGGAGCCTTCGGTGAGTTCCGCGTGGGTAGGGTTTTCTATTTCCTCAGCGCTCACTTCTACCGAGTCGAGCTTGGCAATGAACTTGTCAAACTCTCCCGGCACGACGATCTTCGCTTGCTTGCATGCTTCCCACGCCAAGAACGCGAGATCTTCTACGCCGATCCCGTTCGCCATGTCTGACGCTTTGCGCTTGAACCTTCGTTCCCATGCGACGAGTGTGACGAGATTAGTTGTCACTTCGTATGGGTCTTTGCCTGCTTCTGTCACCTTTAGGTGCAGTTTCATTTCTTCTCGCTTTCGTGTCGGACCGGTACGCGGTCAGATTTATGGGTTCGTCGTGTCCTCGGTATAAACACCACCATTGAATGTCACGGAAATGGTTCCGAGAGCACCCAAAGATGTGACTACTGGCAGAGCTGCCAAGAATGTTCCAGTAAATGTCAAGCCCGGGTTCGTTGCCGAATCAACTGCACTAGTTGGCTTCACGATCACATTGGTGGATGTGCCGACAAGACCCTTGAGTGTTGCCCAAGTTTCAGTCGCTGCAAAGCTTGCGTAGAAGTCGAGTGTGATTGAGTGTGATCCGAGACCTGACACATACTTGCGTGATGTGTCGCCGAAAGCAGTTGCTTCAAGCTGGTCGTAGTTGATGTTCACGGTCGCGCCAGTGCACTGATCGCTAAGATCAACTGCATTGACGGTGACTACTGGTGACGAAAGATAAGTGCTAGTTGCCATGATTACTCCTTGGATGCTTTCTTAGGTTTAGTTTTAGCAGGTTTTTCTTCTTCGGTGGTTGATACCTCAACCTCAATGATAAAACCACCAGCCAAAAGCGCGCCGACATTGATGCCATCCTTCGGCTCGAATAGCTCACCGATCTTGCCAAGCTTCTCGGATGCAATAAAGAAGCTCATGAGGTCTGCGCCTGTACTTCAATCATCATTTCGTATGCCGGCAGGACTACCCCACCGACATCGACGCTGGTCGGGGATCCTGATGTTGCTCCGACATTCGCGGTCATTACAGATGCAGCCATGTTGAGAATGTTACCCAATGCGTCAGAGTTGCCCGGACCCATTGAGATGATCTGGACGGGGAATGTCATTTTGGCAATGTTGTAGTTCCACATCGTGAAAGACGGAGCCGAAATGAAGACACACGGCGGTCGCAAATTGCGCGGATCCGTGACCACTTGCAAGCCAGTAGCGGTTGCCAGTTTTGTTCCCAACGCGTTCATCGCATTGTTGAATAGATCGGTGTAGTTGGAGACGGTCATGCGCAGGCTGGGCGATCAATTCCGAGAAGTTGTTTGATTTGTCCGTTCATTCCGACGACTGGTGTCTGACCCATGTCTTGATAGCTAGAAAAAACATCGACGGTCCCACGGCTCTTGTACAACATTCCTGCATACATGACGGTTCCTAAATAGACATCTTGCGACGGGACCGAACTGAGCGAGTCGCCGGTGTACCCTGCTTCAGCTCTGCGCCTACTGCAGAAGGCATTCGATGCAGCTGCACAAGTTGTTACGAAAGCCTGATCGCCAGCTGTTGCTACGGAGATGCCAAGCCAGTCGAGCACATTCTGTTGAGTGATCCATGTGCAGGTCTGTGTATATGTGACCGTGCCGGTCGCAGCTATACGCGAGACATCGCTTGCGGTCTTGGCGTAGAGAACCTGATTTTGGATTGGGACATTGAAGTCGTAGAGCAGATCGCCTTCGCTGTCGATGCCAAGGTACTCAAACTCTGGCAACGCATAGACGGTGTAGGTTCCGTTGAATGTTGCATCAACTGATGTGACCGTGATGGATTCGCCGACTGCAATCTCCGATGGGGTGAGGAGTTGCAGTACGGCGTAGTTATCCAGTAGGTACTTGAAGGTAACGCTGTAGGTTGCCATGAGCGGAA